TGTAAAGGCTTGCCTTCTTGCAGCTTGTTCGGCAACTGGGCGTAACTCATCGGAGAGATTCGCGTCACCGACGTATCGGCCTGATTATTGGTTTCTCCCACATCCGTGCGAATCATCTGGTCCAGAAAATCAATTGTCGCTGGTGGGAAATCGTAAGTCGCCGTACCGGCAGTGATGCTCTGCGTACCTTCCTCTATTGTCCAGAGGTTCAAGCCACGATTGATCCACTCAATAGACATCAGGTCGAGGCTGCGCCTCGCCGTCTTCAGGTCATAACCGCTGCGCATCTCCAGACCGGCACGCTCATAGGCCTCCTCACAGATATCAACGATATCCAGAGTAAAGTCACTGGTGCCAGAAGTTGCCATCTAGGCGTACCTTTTCTTCGTCTTTGTCTTTTTCTTTTTGCTCTTAACCTTCTGGCCGGTTTTCTTGGCGTACCTAGCGGCAGCTTTCTCCGGCCCCTTGCCGTAACCGAACACTTTTTTATTCGGACCCTTACCAACAGTTGGCATCACGTTCTCCTTCTGGCAGCTTTCCTGCCCTCTGACATGGCAATAGCCACAGCCTGCTTAGGGTTCGTTACCTTCGGACCCTTCTTGCTGCCGCTGCGCAACTTGCCTTTCTTGTACTCCGACATGACCTTACGCACTTTGCGCTTCCCCTTGGGGTTCTTTACTCCCTTGCGGGGCTGTGCCCTGGAGGCCGCCATTAACCTAGAGACCTGCCTTGGCAGCAAGAACCCTATCTACCTTCTCCTCAAGGCGGTCGAACCTTTCCAGAATCCTATCAAGGCTCACTTCAACTTCCGGCTTGGTAGCATAGGTCTTGGCAACCTCTTCCCTAGTGTTGGAAATCTGCTGCCGGATATCAACAATCGATTGAGACATACCGCGCACCCACCAAAAAAACGAACCGACCGCACCGGTCAGAACAATATTCCAAATCAAAGCCGACTGCTCTGGCATACGCAAACCCTTCAACAAGAATTTATCGGTCAATCGTAATACTTAACCGCCCGAATCATTATCTCGTATGCGTCTCCGCTTGCCTCAGTCCCTAGCGTTGATAAAAGAACATCCCCAGTGGGGTTTGTTCCGTACATTTTCAGGCCGCCCACGGTACTGAAGTCCTGATACGTCCAGCCGACGCCCAAGTTCAGGGCGACAACGTCCGTGTCTGCATCATACCAAAGCTGGACACCGTCAAATCCATAGACCTGCCCCCAGATTTCTTGAATGCGAACCTCATTGCACGCATTACCGCGTGCATCTGTAGCAAGAGCGGAAACGTCGATCTTCGTGACCTTTGCCTCGCCTGTGCTATCGGAAAGATTGGTAAGCTGGACGACCAGTTGTCGCTCACCATCTTGAATTGTGGTTGTGCTTACCGCATCAGCCATGAGAATCTCCTATAAAGAAAGAGGGGGGCAAAAGGCCCCCCGCCTTCATTTAGAACTAGCCTTAACCTTCCCCACTAAAACAAGCGCCTTGTAAGCAGCGCTCCCTTCAGGAGGAAGCTCTTCCTTTTTAGAAGGCTTTTTAGCCGAAGCAGAAGAATCTTTTTTAGGAGCAGCCATAGATCACCTCTATACCTGATCGCTATACTGGACCATGCCATCAGTCTGCCGCTGGGCTGCTGTGAAGAGATAATCACAATCAACCTTGTTGGCAGTGGCTTCGCCAGCAACCGCTGCAACCCATGTCGTAAGCTGCGAAGTGGGAATGTTATCAGTGGTCGTGACCTTGAGAACGCGGTCAACATAGAACTCGACCTTGCCCGTTCCGGTTACCACGAAACCCAGACGGCGATCACCAGAGATGGTGCCCCCAGAAACGGAGCCATCCTCCAAATCAATGCCCGTATCCGTAGAGGTTTCAGTGCCACCGCTATCACAGACGGCCTTAATAGAGGCATCGCCGTCCGTTACGAGGAAGCCAATCTGGTTGTTTGTTGCAAACGGAACGCCTGTTGCCAGAGTACCATTCTCACAAAGACCGACAAAGACATCCATCTGATCCGCATCAGTCGATACAATGCGTGTTTCAAAGAACAGCTTCTTGCTGGCCTCCGCCTGCCATATCTCGTTACCTTGCAGGGATGCGCCGGTATTATCCGAACCTGTCCCAGCAATCTCATACCAACCGCCAACAGCATCAGCGAGAATAGCTCCCGTGCCGCTGGTAAGCTGTGAGTAAGTCCAGTCATTCGTGCCATCAACGGCAATGCCGGTGAAGTCATCAAACTGCACAACATAATCAGGGTTCAATTGCAGCGGAAGGTTCTTAAACCAAGTGCCGCTGGCTACGGTGCGGCCCTCACCGCTGTACATCATCGGGCCGGTAAAACGTGTCGTTCCCATGGAACTACCTCCTTACGAAAGGATTTGCCCTAGAGTCTTCGTAAGCGTCCGCTGGGCCGGTCGCTAGGGCTGATTGCTCCCAGAGGGGGGAGGGGCACACCGCACCCCTCCCGATAACATTAAGCGCCAGGAGAACCGAAGATTCCCAGCGGATCACTAACGCCAAACGAATAACGCTCGCGAGCTTTATAGCGAACATTACCCGTGTTGAAGTCGCCATCCATAGACGTGGTCATGGGCGCACGTTCAAAGTGCTTCATGCCATTCGGTACGTCTGTGATGATGAACCAAGCATTCGTGTCGGTCAGGTAATGGTTAACCTTATAACCTTCAGGAATGGTGCCATTGTTCTTGATGGCATTGATGTCGTTATCCGCCGTAGATGGACGCAACTCACTGTCCAGAATACGGCTTGCCACAAACATCAAGTCCGGTGGAACAACAATCCGACGCGGACGTGCCGCAATCAGAAGGCCCCTTTGGTCCGTCCATTTGGCGATCTGAATGACAGCAGACTCCAGAGAAGTCTCATTCAGGTCAGTGGCTGTTGACGGGGTATTGGAATTGGTCCCGCCGGAAGCCAGTGGATGCGCGGTATTGAAAAGCGTCACACCGTCGCCAGACTGATAGCTGCCGCCAGATTGCCCATTGTTGAGCGGGAAGGCTGCCTTGGTCTGCTTGGTGTAAGCCATCGCACGGGCGAGTGCCTTGGTGTAACGGGCACTAAGGCTGTCATAGAGGTTATCCTCCATGGCTTCCTCGGTGATCGCAAATCCCATTGCAATCGTTTCGTGGTTATACCTCGCGGTGAAAGTTTCCTGCGCATTATCATACGAAAGAGCTGAACCCTCGTCTTTGACGGGGGCGGCATCGAAACCAGCCAGCGCGACCTCTTCTTCAAAAGATCGATCCGAAGATTCCGTTTCGTAGATTTCGTCTGCTTCGTCTTCGTACTTTGCGTACTCCAAACCAAACAGAGCGTTAATCCCAGGCAGGAGTTCTTTAAGCATTTGCGCTCTTGAAATAGCCATAGCTTAATTACTCCTATATACCGGTTGAATCTTGCAACTGATGCGCAGCGCAAGAATCGCCCGTGGCATCGCCAGGGCCGTTGAACTTACAAAGAACATCCGTGTAAGTATCGCCAACCGTGGAGTTCGGACCCTCGACAAAGCCAAGAATCTTTACTGGCAAGGTTTTTGTGGCAGCAATAGTGTTACCATCAATAGCGTTTTTGGATGTTCCAATTGAAGTTGATCCAGCAGTTTGAACCACTGCAACATTATTCCCAAGACCGGTTTGGGCAATTGCCTCATCACCTTGGGCCTGGAAAACAATATTCGGATCATCAACCACATAGGCCTTAATATCGGTAGCCGAAGTGCTGGCAGGCCAGTACTGGGCATATGTAGGTTGATTGGTGCCAGGATCAGTATAACTGCACCCGACAAAAATCCCCAACGGAGTTAACGTCGTCGTACCGGTGTCTTTCTCGACAGTACCGGCAGCTACGATCTTGACGACATCCCCGTAAAAGATACTGGTTCCATAACTGTTGGTAACCTTGTATTGCCGTGTGGCACCAGAAAAAGTGCCTGCGCCAAGAACACCAACAGGACGGAAACCATAAGGGGCTGCTGTTGTAGCCATTTAGGTATCCTCCTTCAAAGGACAGGGTTAAAGCACAGCGGAAAACCTAAAGGGGTTTGCCGCCACCGAAAGAAACCCGTGTAGTCGATTCATTAAGTTTCGGCATACGCGGATCATCCTCTCGCATGAAATTGCGATTAACCGATTCGTTCTGCTGATGAGCCAACTTGGCATAGTATTCAGAGCGAAGATTGTAATTTTCCTCACTCGTCTTACACAAGAGAAGACCTCCCACTTCGATGTTCCCGACATAATCACTGCCTCTATCAGAGGCCATCATCATCTCCGGATGATCCTCCGCTCTCACAGGCTCCCAGCCTTCACGGAATCTCTTGGACGCATTTACGTTGTCCTGATTTCCCATGATGGAAGTTCTGATCCAGCGGAAAACCCAGCCATCCTGCGGAGCAGGATCAGGCAATACTTGAGGGGGTTCCCAAGACTTCGTTCTTTCATCAGTTTCACGAGATTCAGTTTCTCGCGGTGTGCGCTCGTCTGCCGCTATGTCAGCCATTGACTGTCTCCTTCACAACCTGTGCCGCATATTGTTCCGGCGTTATCCCAAGTTTGCTGGCGAGGCGAACCTGAGAGGAAGATAACTCCACTTTGCTCGGCTTCTTGCCACCGCGACCTGCGGGGGCGACCACCGGAGTCTTTCGAGAAGTCGGAGTCCCACTTCCAGGGGATGTTTCCTTCTCAAAATGATCTGGGAACTTTGTTCTAAGCTCCTTGTCTACTGTCTGATAATACTCGTCATGGACGCGGGGATCGTACCCCTTCCTGATAAGTTGTTCGTGTACACCCATGGCAAATCCTGTCAATTGCTCATACCCAGGACTTTGGAACCAAGAGTTTTTCTTGAGCCAAGCCACCGCTTTTGGATCGGGCGGCGGAACGTGCTGTTGTTGCTGCCCTTGAGGGGGAAGCTCCTGGCCTACAGGCTGCTCATTGTACCCATCCGGCACAGCCACATTGTAATGGGAGCGCTCGGCATGAAGGCGGGAAACCTCTGACTGTGCATCAGCAATAGCATCAGCATCACCAGTCTCGTATGCCTCCTTGAACCTAGATTTCGCAGCATCAAGTTCCACGTCATTCTTGGCAGAAACCTGATCGTACAACAGCCTTCGGCTGTTTGATAACTGGTCCTTGAGTGCCTTGTTTTCGCTCTGCACATTCTGTGCAAAACGAACAGCCTCAGTATTCTCTCTCTCCGCCGACTCCTTTGCTCGGCGCTGATTGTGATATTCATAACGCAGCGTATCCATACGCGACTTAACACGCTCGGACATACCAGGAATGTCTTCCTCCAGATTGTCCGCAACTTCCCCACGCGGAGGCCGGTTACGGTCCTCTTCCGGAGTGTCGTCTATCACCGAAACCTCTACGTCAGGGACATCCTCTGACAAGATATTGACGGGATCGGTAAAATTATTGGACTTCTCTTCCTCAAAAAGATCGGGTTCTTGAAGTTGTTCTTGTGCTTCCGGTTCGGCGCTCATGCTCTTATCACCCCTCTCGGATCACGGACAACGGCCTGCGGCACATCATCGGTAATAAGCCTGTACTTCTCGCCTTTAATTTCCAAGCGGGTTCCTGAATACGACCGCATGACAATAAAATCACCCTTCTCACAGTAGGCCCCACTGGGGAACTTCCGCTGTGGCGTTTCCACATAACAGTCTGGGCCAAGCGCCACGACTAGCGCCGTGATGCTGGCGGTTTCTTCACGCTCCCGCACATCATCGGTAATGTAAATACCGCCATCCGTCTTTTCATCCTGCTTAGGCAACATCACCAGAATATGATAAGAGCAGGGTTCCGGTAACTGACTGGCTACCTTCTTCTCTTTCTCCTCACTGAGCTTAACAACCTTTTTCTCGGACACTAGTTTCTCCTTGCGTTTTTGCTTTGAAGCGGGGGGTAACGCTCCCCCTGCGCATTTGTTAGCCAAGTGGCAGGCAGTGACGATCTGCCCAGATGTTTCACATGAAACATCGTTTAACCATCCGATCCGTCTTCAGCCTTTCTTTGTTTTTCCATCAAGTCCAGTATTTCTCTTTCAGCAACCGCAAGGCCCTCTATCACTCCGACCATCTTCTGATACTCATCAAATGACGAGGCCCCTCCCATTGCAAGATCGTCCGCTTTTTCATTCATCAAATTCCGCAATGTCTTTCGATAAGCCGAAAATAAAGATTGATCAAGCAATATTAACCCTTCCCATTTCTTTTCACATCATCATCCAGAAGCGCTTTTGCCACTTCCGTAGAGAGCCGCGCCCTCTCCAGAACCGCTTTTTCCTCTGCTTCGGACACCTTCATGGCCGCTTCTTCCTGGGCTTTTGCTACCTGAACGCCCAGTCTGACACCTTCAAGCTCGGCATTCTGCGCCATCTTGTCGCGCTCAAGCTCCTGAGAAGAACGCTCCTTCTCGGCATTGAACATGATCCTCGCCTTGTCAGTCTCGGCCTTCCTCTGAATATCAGCCATACGAAGCTGAAGCTCTTGCTGCTGCAACTGGAACATCGGGTCTTGCGCCTGCTCTTGCGCCTGCTGCTGCTGGGCTTCGGCAACGTCCTTGTTAAACAGCCTCTCAGCCGCTTCCGCCACAAGGCGCGATAGCTTGACTTCAACGTCTTCAGGCAGCGGCTCGTTTGGCGGAGGCAGTTCCACCCCAAGCTGCTTCTCGATTTCCTTGCGGTACATAAAGCCAAGATGCTCCTGCACATGAGCAGACATCGCAGCAGAAATTGTTCCGGCCATTGGGCTTTGAGACACAAGCTGCTGTATCTTCGGGTCCTGTATGGCAGCCATATGCACCTGAATATGAGCTTCCTGATCTTGATGAATGAAGGCCTTCAACGGCTTGCTGTTCAAGACATCCATGTTCTCGCTGACCGGATCGCGTGGCACCATCTCCTCACTGAGAGGAATAATCTTTTCGGCATCCTGAATGCCCAGAACATCCAGCATCTGACGGTGCAACTCCGGAAGGTCGTACATCTGCGGTGCAGACTGGGACAACTGGAGAGCGGCCTGATACTGCATGATACGCTGGCTCATGGTGGCAGCATTAGGATCGGATACCGGAATGACATCCACTCTGCCATCAAAGTCGTCGCTCTTTATGGCCTCCTTGTCATCGGCCTTGTATTCATATTCGTCTTCCGCGTAGTCGCGGACGATACCTGCAATCAGGATAAACTCCTTGCGCATGGCATCGTGGAGCCTTGCCTGAATGGCTGACATGACTTTCATTGACCGCTCAATGAGAGCTAGGGTGGTGCCCACGGGGGCATCCTGTTTCATATCCGCCAGCTTCAGATCGGTGATCGAAGCGAAACGTCTGCCTTCCTCGACAATTTCTCCTAGCAGTGCATGAAGAACACTGCTCGGTTCCTTGTACGGGAGGAAGGTTATGTTGTCCCTTATGGCCCCGCCAGGAACATCAACGTCCCTGAACTCTCCAGGCATGATCGGGGAATCATCCCCCTTGATACGCAGTCCTCTTGACTTCAGGCCGCCTGGAAGGTTCGCCAGGGTTCCGGCATCGACAAGCTGCCTGAGAAGAGATGTTGCCGATTTGGCAATGCCGCCAATCAGGTGGATCAAACCAAACCCATAGAAGCCCAGTCCTGGCATATACTGGTAATGCACAAAATGCAGCCGCTTCATGCGCAGCGGATCGTCTTCATACCAGTTACGCCGTATAGAAAGAACCGAACTGCTTCCCTTCACGAAAGTAACGACATAGGGAAGGGCAATGCCCGTCTCTTCGCCGTCATCGTCAGTATCCTCATAGCCCTCAAGGTCCAGATCAACGTGCATTTCCAGCAAGACATAACGGTCGTCATGCTCATAGGTTGGATTTTCTCCATCAAGCTGGTCGTATTTCTCTTGAATCTCTGAATAATCCGGCGCATTCGGTGACAATTCAATGTCTCGGTACAGACCAGCGACCTGCAACTTGCGGACATCGTTATGACCTTTCCGCATCATGTGGGTATAACGGGAGGCTGTCAGGAGATCGGACGCTCCATAAGAAACAACAAAATCCTCTGCCGGTATGAAGTGGGAGCAAACCCGCCCCATGTTGGGGTCATAGTAAATCTTCTTGAATGACGATCCGGCCAAGGGCAGCGAGAACAGCATCTGTTCCGTTTCCGGCCTGAACTCCGTCATCTTCTCGGTCAGCAGATAGTTCATGTGCTGCTGGATACGCAGCGCCTGCTCTTCCTTCTGATCGGTTATCTCACCAACAATCTTGGTTTTCACAGGACCCGACGCAGGAAACAACTCCATGATCGCCTGTGACTGAAACCTGACCACGGCTTCCGTCAGGATCGGATGATAAACTCCGCAAGCTCCAGGCCACGGCGTTGTCCTGTCGTCTGTCTTCAGACCAAGAAGATCAAGCCCTCTGGTGTAGGCCCGTGCCCAATCGGCGCGGGAATTGCGGTCTCCTTCAAACTCTCCGTTCAACTGGGAGGCCAGCCGCTGCAATACGGTGTCCTCCATATGCTCGGCTAAATTGGAATCGAAGCCGTCATCGTCTGAGACTTCCCCAGAATCGGGATCAAAATCAATGACAATGCCGCCATCGTCCGTGGAGATAGCCACAGCATCCGGATTGACAACAGCAACCTCAACCGCAGACGCACCAGTGTCCGCGTCAAGACCCCGAAGCTCTTCTTCCGTAACGGTACTTTCGGAACGTGTCGGAGCTTGGGCAATGCTCTTGTCTATTGCCATTAACTAGACCTTCTTAATTGTGGACACCCACTCGGCGGGAGGCTTCTGCGCCGTGTCCGTGATCTGGTCCGCGTAGGCATAGAACTTGGTGCCCTTGGTTGCAGCGCCGGTTCCCTTGATCGGTATCTGTTTGCGGGGAACCTGCTCTCCAATGGTGCGGCCTATCAATCTTGGCTTGTGCATCTCTGTCTCCTAGTAATATTCCGCCTTCTGGTAGGGCAGTTCCTGATCTTCATAATCAGAAGCAACCCTGATGAAACCACCCTGCCGGAAACGCAGCAACGCCTGAGTGCTGCTATCGACAAGATCATCGTGATCGCCAACCGGAAAGGCCGCGAACTCCTCAATAACTTCTTCCGCCCACTGCTTGTTCGGCGTCCAGACAATGCCGGAAGCAAACAGATCGCTGACCGCATTTACCCTTGCGATCTTGTCGTTACCCCTTGAGGGGGTGAAGTCGCTCACGGGAATGCCCATTTGCCGCAACTCAAAGATCAAGGGCGACCCAGCCGCCTTTGCCTCAACGATACAGGCATCCGGTTCCCAGTGGTTATAGGTTCTCTGGGCCACCTTCTTCAGTTCAGGAAACTCCATCCTGTCCTTGAAGGCATCCAGAAGAATAATGTTGGCGGCTTCTCTACCGTCATCGTCTGGCTGGTAGAAAACGCCCCATGTTGTACAAGCCGAATAGTCAGACCGTTGGGTCTTCAAAAAGGCAGTGTCCCAGGACTGGATGATAAACTCGCACGGCGGGGGTTCGTCTTCCTCCCACCTGCGCCACCAGTCCCGCTTGACCATGGCCTGCTCTTCGGACGTGGGGTCCTGCTGATATTGCGCAGACCACTTCGCCGCTGGCAGTTCCGCCTTTAATCTTTCCAACTCCTCCTTTGACCAGTATTCCGGCCACAACGAATTGCTTGATGGCAATATAGCGGGAAGCTGGATCACCTCCCACGCATCGGAACCGTCCCTCTGGTGCGAGGACTTTAACAATTGACCGGTCAAATCTCGTTGGTGCCATCGGGTCATCACGACAACGATGGAGCCTCCAGGCTGCAACCGCTGTCGAGGTCCTGATGTATACCACTCATAGACCGGATCGAAGACCGAAGGATCGGGAGACCTTGCCTCCTGCTCACTGTGCGGGTCATCGATAATCAGCAGATCGGCACCCTTACCGGTAACCGCACCGCCAACGCCGATGGCAAAATACTCACCCTCTTCATTGGTGTTCCACCGTCCTGCTGCCTTGCTGTCTTGGCGCAGCTTCACACCTGGAAAGGCGGATTGGAAATCTTCTCTGCCGACAAGGTTCCTAACCTTACGGCCAAAGCCCACGGCCAGTTCTGCGGTATGGGCGGTCTGAATGACTTTCGTTGACGGGCTTCTGCCGATAAACCACGCAGGCAAAAGATAACTGGCAAACTCCGACTTGGTATGGCGTGGCGGCATATTGACAATAAGCCGCTTCAACTTGCCATCGGCAACACGCTCAAAGGCGTCGGCCATGATCCTGTGATGCGAGCCTTCGATGAAGGCAGGCCACATACTCTTTACAAAAGGCAGGAAGTTCTTCGCGATTTTTTCGCGGTTCGTCGCTTCCTCAAGGCGCTCAAGAAGCGCCAGGATTTCCCTCTGCTCCTCATAAGGGAGCGCAGCCGCTTTCTGAATGTAGGCATCAAGCTGCGGATCGGATGTCGCCAAGGGGGGAATCCCTCCACTAAATATGGTATACGTTTCCGTAATTGTACCATCATGTGCCTATTGACATAGATATGTCAATATTTGTCAGTCAATATTTGTTATAAAAGAATACTGGAATTAAAGGGATGTTTCTACGCACAGCCATCATCGCCATGTTTTTTCTGGCCCCGTTCACGGGCTACGCCCAGGAACGCGAGTTCATCATCCCCACGGGCTGTATGCCGAAAAAGGCAATGCTCAATACTCTTTCCATAAAATATGGGGAAAAGCCCGTTGCTCTTGGACTTACACCAGGGCCGCTGATCTTTCAGCTTATGGTCAATCTAAAGACCAGAACATGGAGCGTCGTTCTCACCGGCCTGAACAATATGTCGTGCCTTATAAGTTCGGGAACCGAAATGGAATTTGCCGCAACCGGCCTGTGCTACCGCCGCTCAAATGACGTGAAGTCAAACTTCGGGGACAGATCAGCTTCCTTGGACCAGACCTCGTACCGGCAGATATGTGCGCAGGGTTCCTCCCAGATGGATACCGCGAGTGAGCGATCCGCAGCACCGCCTTTGCCAAGGTAATCTTCGCGCCAATCCATCATGGCAAACCGGCTGGGCCGGTACTTGAGAAACTGCGCCCGTCCTTTCTTACAGGCCCACAACCTCTCCGAACAAACCAGCGCCATGGAAAAGACGCCAATCTTAAAAGCATGATCGATAAACTCCCGTATCATTGAGAACGGCGGATTGGTTATCAGGATGGGCGACATGGGGGTGTCGTAGTCAAAGAAGTCCTGACCGGTTGTGATATCTGTCTCTATAGCCTCGACACCATGGGAACGAATCGCATCGGCAATCCTGCCATCCCCCGCACAGGGTTCCCATACCGGAATAGGCGGTCTCACGTTGCCCATTCTGATGGCATTGATCTGCACGTCGAGGAACTCCCGTGTCATACGCTCCGCGATTTTGGGAGGCGTCGGGTAGAAGTCGTTTTTTACTCTCATCAGCGCTACATATCCCTTGGATAGACCGACCTTGTCCGACCGGTATGTTTCTTCAACAGACCACGCTCACACAACAAGTCCACGATGCGGAAAGCTCCTGATTTATTTTTCATGCCAAGGCCATCGGAGATTTCCTGGTAGCTTGGGCCGTAGCCATAGCGCCCCCAGAAATTCATAATGAAATCAAGACACTGTTTCTGACGTTTGGTCACTGTTTTTCGCCTCCTTTTCTAGTTCTTCTGGGGTTTTGGAGAACAGGTTCACGTTCCCCGATATGGTTGTCCTCTCGCCATCGGCAACGAAAGGATATACGGTATGGTTCAGCCAATGGGGGAAGATCACGAATTTTCCAGGCTCCGGTACGATGTCCAGCACCTTGGGAGGGCGGAATTGCATCGGTCCACGCTGGGAAAAGGGTCCATTGAAGAACTTTATGCAGCCATCCAGGTAGCCTGAAGAGTCAAACAGGTTGCTGGCCGACTCATTGCGCATATTTTCCGGCACCCGCGTCCACATTACGAAGGACATCCCCGCTTCGGTGTCGCAACCATGGTCGTGCATGGGATTATAGTCCCCTGCGAACATATGCACCGACCATAAGTCCTTGCATTGCGCACCGACCCACGGGATTTCGTCTGTCAGGGCGGTTTGTTTGCCGAAAGCCTGGATGTAGGTCATGGCAAGCTGCTCGACCATGGTGTAAACCTTGCCGAATATGGGATTATCCCTGGATAACCCCAGTTGTTCCCCCCTTTTCATCTGCCCGACCAGGGTATGGCCGTGACTTTCCTTGTTTTTGTCTGCCCTGACGCGGTCAAGCTCCACATTGAGGGCATCGACCATCTCCATTGGCAGCATGGTCTGGCAAAGCATGAAATCAACGATGGAAAACAGGGTGATCTCCGCCTCAAAGGGCTGGAATGCCTTGCCTTCCTGCTTTCCGTCATCCACAGTCATGTCTTTTCCTCGACCGGCAGATAAACAAAAACCAGAGTGTTACAGGCTGGGCAGTGCAGATTGGTGATGACTGCGAACCCTTCCTCGTCCGCTTCATGGTCGCCCCCCCAGATTAGTTTCTCTTCGCAATGCCAGCAATTCATGTATGAAATCCTCTCTCCCATTTCTTGTGGCGGAAATAAGGCACCCAAACGTAGGGAAACATCCATATCACCGACAGAATGCAACGATTTATCCAGTCATAGGGGTGGAACATGGGGCGCAGCACATCCATGAAGAGAACAACACGGATATTGTCCGTTGGATTGTGCGCTTCATGCAGGTAGGTGTCGTCAAAGAACACGACTTCGCCTTCTTTCCAGTCATATCGCTGTCCTGCCACCAGGATATGGCAGCGATGGCGACCTTTTTTAGGGATAATTACCCCAAGATGCGCCCGTAGCACCCCCGACCATGGTCCCTGATGGGGAGGTAACGACTTATGGGGGGCCAGAATGGACAGGTAGGCTGACACAATCTGCTTATGTCTGCCGATAATCTCCATGGTCTTGGGCATCAGGGCGATATTCTTCCGGAACCTGATCCCTGCACACTTGAGAAAGAAGAACTTCCAACGGTCATCGTCGGAAAGATACTCCTGATCCGGCGACATGGTCTGGAACGGGGTCAACTCCTCATAACGCTGCATGAGTTTATCGACCTCTGCACGAATCACCGGATAGCCCTCCTCCAAATCCTTGGTGGCACCAAGCAGATGCTTGTCGAAGAAGGGCTTATCCCCGTGGATGCAGTTACTATGGAACTTGTCGAACACGGCACGATAGAGCCAAGCCTCCAGGGATCGCATCCATGCCATTGGTGTCCATTCAGCCACCCATATTCTCCCTCCACCATACAGTCTGCGCCATATCGTTTTCCTGTTCCGCCGCTTCCTCCAGCACCGAGGCGAGAGGAACCCGCTCCGATTTGGAGCCGTTTGTCCTTGCCACCGACAGGCGTTTTTCATTGAAGGCGTACTCTTTTAAGTGCCAATCATAACCCCAGAACGCGGCCCCGCGCAAAATCATCACCCAGTAGGTGTTATGGTAAGAATGCAGGTTCACCAAGGTTCCGACATTCATATGCCCACCGAATATATTGAGGGCGGCAAGCGACGACAGTTTGGTGCCGCCGCGATACAGATCGCCTTTTCTGCCAGCGTGTATGGCCGGTCCCAGGAATACCGGCACATCCAACTCCATGGCATAAGCGGCTGCCTGTTCAAAATAACCAGCAAGAACGGCAGCCTTCATACCTTCTCTACGAAAGCCGTGTTCATCCCGAAGCAAATATGACATTCGCCGTTTGCACTCAATGCCAAACTGGATACTGCCATCCTCGGCGCTAACCAGATAGTCGATACGCTTACCGCTGGGCATTTCATATTCGGGCACAAAATCCCAACCATTGCCAACAATGAAGTCATGGACCCAGGCAGATGCCTGTTCTTCGGTATTGATGTTAGCCATCGCTAAGATCATTCTCCCGCTTGTGGCGAATCACGTCATTGTCCAGTTCACGATAGGCTTTGTCGGCCCGTTTCTGGCTATTACGCTCCACCGACCTGCGCAACTTCAGCATCATTATGTCGTTGGCCTCACCAAGAGGATACTTGAGCATGACATAAACCCGATATCTGCCATAGGACGCCTGGATATCTGTGCGTTCCAAAGCATACCCAGCAACATTCACTTCTGCCATGAAGTTGGTAACGACACGCTCCGCCTCTGCGGTGAATATTTTATTTTCATTCTGTCCGCTTTCGGCAACGAAGGCCTTCACTCTTGAAGACATCATGCCATCGACGCGATCCGCAAGGACCCGCTTGGCATTTAATATTGCTCGGTCATATGATAATTGCAGGTTCGGACCTATGGCAGTGCCAACGGAATACACGGCCTCCGCCTCGTCCTTTGTGGGAGAAGAGAACCATTCCGGTATCTCTTGCACCGCCTCACTAACAACCTCCGCATTGCGCTTGGTCCATATGGAATGCGCACTCTCCATCGGCGGCGGCGTACAGGCAGACAACAGAATGCAGACTGCCCCTATAAAAAGAATAAATTTCACTGTCACCTCCAGTCACGTTGCTAACCTGCGAGGCAGGATAGAGATGCTAACGTAGGATTATGCCATTCCTGCTTACAGAAGCCATGTTACCTACTGTAGTTTCACGCGCAACCGTGAACTCCCTCTGTTTCCCTGCCTCTAAGCTGGGTAGCTAACCAGCTCACTACAACATAGCATAAACATAGCATCAACGTCAAATGCACTATGTGAATCCGGTTTTCCCTAGTACTAACTAGCCTATGAAGTACTAGCCTATTAGGTACTAGCCTTATTTAGTACCTACATAATACCTTGAGAGTACTAGACATTAAGTACTAGACGAAAGGTACTAGCCTATTGTACTTGACAAGTACTATTAATAAGGTTAGTACTCAGTAGTACTAGGTTAGTACCGAGCTTGAGGGCATTCCTTTTCCGCCTACAAGACCCCTCTCTAACAAGCTCATTATGTTCTTGCCTAGTACTGCTAAAACTGTTGGAAATTGAACCTCCATATTGTGCCCCCACCGGATTTTTGGTGGGGGTACTTTTTTTTGCGTCGTATCCACGAACATTAACCTGACAATGCTTGTGCAGAACCATCGGGGGTTACTATCCCACCGGATAAATACAGGCATTTCAAGCACTTACGTTATATTGCCAATTTAGTTATGGGCAGTCCTGAGAATCGTGGGATTGTTTGAGTGGAACAGTGTGTAGGG